ATTCTGGCCCGTAGGTGTCGATGTTGTGTTGTATCTGTGTGGTGGTGTGGATGGTGTTGAGTGAGATGATTCGTGTGGAGGCCTCCCAGGGTGTCATGTCCCCTGATATGTAGAGGGCGGGCTGGTTGAGCATGGCGGTGATGAACATGGCTAGCCCGGATTTTTGGCTGCCTGAGCGCCCCGCGATCATGACGAGATCCCCTTTGTGGATGTGCATGTCCAGGTTGCGGTAGAGGGGTTCTAGTTGTGGTATGCGGGGCAGCTCGGCTGCGGTTTGGGAGGCTCCACACGAATCATCTCACTCAACACCATCCACACCACCACACAGATACAACACAACATCGACACCTACGGGCCAGAATACTATCGAGACAGCATCCACCACGGCCAACACATCACATTCTCATTCCAGTCACCCATCACATGGACCGACATCACCATGGAGTTGCAAGCCTACATGGAAATGTGGAACACCTTCCCACCCATCATCGTCATCGACAACCTGATGGACATCCAAGACTGCGAGAGTGACTACCAGGCCCAACAAGAAGCCATGCAATGGATCACAGCATTAGGTAGGGATACTGGCTCCACCATCATCGTCACCCACCACGCCACCGACAAAGCCGGCACCGACATCGAACACCCGCCAGCCCGGCGAGAAATCAAAAACGGCCTCTCCGAAAAACCACAACTCATCCTCGGAGTATCCCTCTACCAGGGCGAAGACAACGGCAACGGGCTATCGATACCCGCCGAGGCTCGCATCGCAGTGCTAAAACAGCGCACCGGACAGTCAAGCCCAGACGGCACCCGATACGAACGGCTGCGAGCCTACCCCGAATACACATTCTTTGGGCCACTCGTCGAAAAACAGCCATGGAACATGATCACAACACACAAAGGACTATGATGGCGACACAACAGTCACGCAACCGCCGAGCGGGCGCAGAATGGGAAACAAGACTACTCCACCAGCTAAGAGACACCGGCCATGATATTGAGCGGCTTCACCTCAACGGCCGGGAAGACGAAGGCGACCTCATCCTCAAAACCGGCAATCACACATATGTGATCGAAGCCAAGGCTGGCCAGCAGCATTTGGCTCAATTTGTGAAAGAAGCCACAACCGAGGCGCGCAACTATGAGCAACATCGCAACCTAGTAAACAAATCCACAATCGGGTTAGTGGTCCTGAAACAACGCAACAAGCCATGGAGTGAAGCCTATGTGGTATCAACCCTCAACGAGCTCCTCCCACACCTCTGACACCTGCCGCCTCCTCGACACCTACCAGATACGCTACAATCCGTCACGAAACGAGCAGCATATACTCTGCCCGTTTCACGACGACCATCAGCCCTCCATGAGCATCAATCTCGACAAGGGCGTCTGGTACTGCCACACATGCGGTGTCGGAGGCGGACTCGCCAAGCTACAACAACGATTAGAAGAAAGAAACCCGAATGTACGACAGCATACGCCCATACAACATTGCGGAACGCCGCCGAATCCAGAAAGCCTCGGCCCTCTACGAAACCCACCTCGAAAACATTCTCGACCTGCTCTCAGCAAGGGGCATCAGCGAAGAAACCGCCCGCTACCACCACCTTGGATACATCGACAATGACCCCATCCCCGGTCACGAAGACTACAACCAGTGCATCACCATCCCCTACATGTACCCCGTTTGGGGGCAGCCAGCCGAAATAAGAAAAATGCGTTTCCGCTGCTCACTCCAGCATGATTGCAAAACCCACAACCACCCCAAATACTTGACACCGGCCGGGGACACAGGCTCCATCTACAACATGGCCGCCATGGCCAACCCGGCAGCCGAAATGCACATTTGTGAAGGCGAATTCGACTCCATGATCCTCCAACAATGCGGATGGCCCGCCGTCGCCATACCCGGCGCAACCTCGTGGCAAAACTTTTGGACCAAATTCTTCGAAGGCTACGACCATGTTTACATCTGGTCCGACCCCGACCCCGCGGGAGACAAGATGGCCCAAACCCTCCAAACCGCACTCCCCCAAGCCATCCACGTGCCCCTCACCCTCGGCGACGTCACAGACACCTACCTTCAAGCCGGCAAAACAGGGTTGACACAAGCACTCAACACAGTGCTACAATAAAACCACACAAGCAACCCAAACCAAGAAAGGTACACTAAAACATCATGGATCCCCTCGACACATGCCCCATCCCCAACCGGCGCAACACTAGCCAAGCCGCCAGGAGGCGTATCCGCCTCGCCATCTGTGCAGAAAAATGGGCTGATGGCGAAGACCCCACCTACATCATGCACACCTGGGGCACCACCTATGATGGGATGCGATCCATGATCCGCGCCAACCCCGACATTAGGCTACCCGACGACATGGCCAAACGTTTACACAAAGTATGCCGGGAAGCCTACCCCAAAAACCAGCCCAACAGGCACCGAAGCGGATGGGACACCTACGAGAAAAACTACTACACCCACGAAATCCTGTTCCTCAACTCCTTCAACGTGCCAGCCATCGACATGCTCAAACGGCTCAACGTGTCATGGACCATGTGGAAACAAATCATCACCGAAAACCATCTCACACGGCTACAAGACGAAACCTACAATGCGTGCCACTGGTACTATCTGAAACAGCAACACCCAGACTGGACCGACCAGCAAATAACACAAGCCCAACACGCCGGGAACAACACCTTCAACCATTTCATGCAAGACGACCAGCCGGCACTATCGTGAGCATCTCGTTCAAACCAACCATCAAAGACAAACGCGCCATACACAACATCATTGTTGAAGAATGGCTTACCGAAAACAAAGTACAAGACATTCCCGATAGTGTACTACAACACATCATTGAATACTGCTGGGACGCCTTCACTGCCAGCAACCGGTACGCCGTGGCGGCACAATACTGGCGAGGCCAAAACCCGCCCGACCAGCAGCATCAGCGCATACTAGTCGGCTACTACAAAACCTTAAAACAAGCCATGAACGCGGCCAAACAATTCCACTGGAACACCCGGCTACAACAACAATGGAAAACATGGATACTACCCGTACATAACGGCACCGTGTCAGAGCATTTCACCAACCAGAAAACACTCTTCGACACACAAACCAGCAACCACACCGACCAGCTGCCGGAGCATCTACAAAACGTCATGTGCGGTAAAACACTCCACCACACAGACGGAACCATCACGTGGTGCACTCGAAAACCAGGACACGACGGCGACTGCCGCACAGGATGGCAGCCAAACACACAACCCCTAGGATATCATGGCAACCAAAACTGAAACATTGATCCAACGCTACGGCAACAAAGCCGCCGATGTGCTCGCCGACAGAACCATCCCCGCCTCATGGCTAGCAAAACAACTCACCCAAGCCGGATACCCAATCTCCGCCACCGTTATTAAAGACTATCGCCGCAAACAAGCCAACACCGCCCAGAAAAAGGAAGAGGATAGCCGATGATAGACAATATTGACCGACTCCTCACACAGCTCGCTAACCACGACAGCGAAGCAGACACCATTAATGATGATCTCGCAAACGGCACCGTACGACGCACACGCATTTCCGAATGGACACTCCCCAACGGAGAAACAGGCCGATCCGTACAAAAAATAATCGACCACCAACCCGCAACAGACCCGTATCCTGTGGACGAACTCGTCGATAAGCTAGCCGACTGGCAGCCACCAAAACCCGAACAGGACACCCACACCGACTATAGCAATGCGGCGTTCGTCATCGGGGCGGGAGACTTCCAAATCGGCAAAGGCATCCCCGGCGGAGAAACAGCACACTTCGCAGACGACTACCTACGATCCCTCACCGCCGCCAAACACTACTGGCAACAGGCAGGCAAACCCGGCCGGGTCCACATCGCATTCCTCGGCGACATGATCGAAGGATACGTGTCACAAGGAGGCAACAACGCCTGGCGAACACAAACACCCTTGACGGAACAAATCAGGCTCACCCGCATGGCCATGATGCAACTCATACACATGTTCGATCACTGCGCCAACGTCACCGTCACATCCATCCCCGGCAACCACGGAGAAGCAGTACGATTCGGCAAAGGCGTCACCACCTACGACGATTCATTCGATGTAGACTGCTGCCGGGCCATCGCAGAAGCCTACCAGCTCAACAACAATTACCCCAACCTTCACTTCCACTTCCCCAGCCGGGACGAAATGACCACCACCGTCGACGTGGCAGGCACGCAAATCCTGCACGCCCACGGACACCAATGGCACACCGGCAAACAGTACGAATGGTGGCGCGGCCAAGAATTCCACAACGGCACCACATCCCACATCCTGATGGCCGGGCACCGGCACCACCTAGAAATCTCCGAGCAAGGACAACGCACCTTCATCCAATGCCCATCCATGGAAGGAGAATCCGTCTGGTATCGGCATCGCACAGGCACCACCGGCAACCCCGGACTCGTGTGCTACACTATCAACCATAAAACATCAAACAACTACCAGATAGCGAGATGAAATAGTGCCATGAGCAGACGACCCACCAAAGCAGACCTGGCCACCACCGCATCGTGGGAATGGACCACAGACCATCACCTTCGCACACTCAACCGGGCATGCACCAAAATAGCCACACACTACCCCGCAATCAGTGCAGACGACCTATACCAAGACTCCCTACTATATATTGCGGTGCGGGAACAATACCACAACCTAGACAACAAACACTACACCAAAATGTGCTACAGGGTAGCCAAACGGCTAGCCAACAAAACCATACAACACCTAGACCAACCAAAACCCTTATCCGATATTATTCATCTAGCCGACAACCAGACAAGCATTTAAGGAAAACCACAATGGTCACAACCATCCTCGACGACGGAACCCAAACCACCAGGCTACAAACCGTAGGCGCCACCACCACAGCAATCATCACCAACACCGAAACACCCGAAACCATCACCGCCAAATACAGCATCAGCAAAGACGGCACAGCCACCTACAGTATCAGCGGAAACACCTACCTCGGCGACCACCAACACATTATCAAACTCATGTACGACTACTGCCACTGCGTAGGAAGATTCGACACCACCAACACTAGCAACCCAGACAACCTCGACAACCTGTTCAGGGGATGACCAGTGAGCCGAACCTACACCACAGCCGACATCATCCAAGCAGCCCAATGGATCTGGAACGGCGGCCCATGGAAACCGAGCGTCGAGCCAGGCATGCCACCCCCACCCACCGCGCCACAACACCACGGCAACAACATTGTTACCATGATCGATTTGCAGCTAGCCATCGACGACTACACCCTATCCTGTGAACCATCAAAGCAGAGGAAACGGCTAGCACGGCTCGCAGCATTCAGAGAAGTATACGGCTACGACCAAACCTATTCTGTGGCAGCACAGCGGCTCGGGGTGACTAGGCAAACAGTGAAACAGTGGGCAGACCAAACACTCCTCACACTCACCAAATACGCCAACACAACATACTACACAGACGATAACGACGACAGCACAGGGATGAAACAAAACCATGAACAACACCACCAATATCCCCCACACTGCTTTAAAAACAGCAGTACACCGTATCATCCAACAACAGCCCACCAACATGCAGCAGCTAGAAAACATTGTTGACGGTGTCGAAAACCAGTACCATATACCCATCTCCCTCGACAATGTGAACCTCACCATCAAAGAAGTCAACCTCGACAACCTTGCTATCGACCAGGACACGCTAGACGAGTGCAGCGAAATCCTGTGGGACTGCGACACTGCAGGATATCTACCCAATAACCAGCAGCCCGAGGCTAGCCAGGCAGCCCTAGACGGGCTGGAAACCCTCACCTACCAGGCCCTAAAACTCGCCACCATGGCAGACAACATCCTGGAAGCCATCTACAATCATCGAGACAACTATCCCGGTGTAGCAAAACAAAACATTGTCGACCAGGCCGAAGACACCCTCGCCGAATGTGCACTCCTACACCAGACACTCGAAGACACGCTAGACGACAACCTGTAAAACCCCTATAGACACAAAAAGAGTGCCCCAGCAGCAGCCACGATTGTGTGGTGGCTGCTGCTGGGGCACAAACTATATCTACACACTTGTCATTCGATCGGCTCTACAGTGCCAACCTCCGACTCGGCTGCACGCCGAGGCTCATAGCCGGCAACATCCACATCATCTGCAGGCTCAATCATGCCAGGATCCGACACATCAACCATATGCGGCTCAACCATGCCCCCATCGTCGGGTGGAACAAGCCCAGCATCCACAACCGGAGCAACCTTGTGTTTGCCAGCCACAAACGACGGATTACCAAACGATGTAGCCACCGACAGCACCGCAGCAACCCCGGCCGTGATCAAAGCTGATTCCCACGGCAAACCGCGAAACGACTCCGCAGTATACGTGACACCCGCAGTAACCCCAAGCACAGCAACAAACGTTTGAATAAAAGTTTTCAGGGCACGCTCAAACAAACCCAACCAAAACTGTTTACCCACAACACATCACTTCTTCAACCGGGCCACATCCGCCTCAAGCCTGCTGATGCGGCTACGACACTCCAACACGTAATACCAGACACTCCACAGGGCATCCTTAGTACGCCACAGCTTCCCTGTCACCGGATTCTTCACCCATGACAGGGCATCAACGCGCTTACCCAGGTCACCATTCTGTACCTGTACCACACCAACATCGTGGTGCAGCTTATTCACCGAACCAGTAAGCTGAGCAGACAATTGTTTAATCTGATCATGCAAGGCTTTCACATCAGCCACAGTTAACTCCTCACTACCACTACCGCCGTTGACGACGGCCATAAACCTGTCCCACGGAAACCACGGCCCCGGATCGTCATGATCCGACTGGTGCCACGCATCCGTCACATCCGCATGCCCGCAAACACCACGTTTACCGGCCTTCAAATCGGATGCGTTAAGCTTCCTCTTTGGAACATTATATTTGTCACATAAACGTCTACACAGGATGGCGGCCTTCTCCGCCGCAGGCCACACCTGAGGCGACAGCCACTGCTCCCTAGTGTAAGCATGCCCTGGCACCCTAAACGAGGCATGCGAACCACCATCAGCGCAAATCTCTATACCCAAACTATGCGGATTCGGCGGGGCATGCCACCCAATAGTCGACTCACTCAAACATTGCACCGTCTCACTAATATCGCAGACGTAATGCGCCGAACCACCAGACGATGGGGACGCGAAATAGTTCGCCGTAGAAACAGCACGCCCAGCCCTAGACGCGGACGGAAACCCCACATCCGGGCATGTCGCATGAATCACAACCCGGTTCACCGGGCTATTCGAGCCAGCCGAATGGTGCGCCGCAGGAATATATCTCACCGCACACCACCACCAAACACAACCAACACTAGTAACACCTTTCCCTCTTCTTGTTTATTTGTGGGATGATATAGTTACCATAGGCGACGGTTTCACACCCTGGCAGGCCACCGAGCCCGATATGGTAGAAGCCACACCGTCACTATATTTCACAACCAGGCGCCCCTCGGAACAGTACACGGACACCACAGAACGGCCATCCTTACCGTCTCTACCATCGGACCCGTTCACACCAGCGGCACCACGCTCACCTCGTTCACCCTGTGCACCTTGCGGGCCGGCAGGACCTGAAGGACCCACAGCACCGCGCTCACCATCGGCGCCATTCGCGCCATCCTTACCATCAGCGCCGTTCACACCATCGACACCTGCACGGCCCGGAACACCATTAACACCATCCTTGCCGTTAGCCCCAGGCAACCCGTCAGGACCTTTCACACCATTCAAACCCGGGGAACCTTGCGGACCAACAGGGCCCACCAGCCCAGCCGAACCATTACTGCCATCCCGGCCGTTAGCACCTGCAGGACCTTGAGGGCCGCGCTCACCGGCAGGGCCAGGCACACCCTGCACACTCCGCTCAGTACGCACAGCATCCACACACAAACCAGACCGGTGAAGCCGCACCGACTCCACGCCACCCTGGGTACACACCTGCTTCACACGGGCAGCTAAACCTTTAGCAGCCGTACCATTCGACTGAGCCCTAGCCTGCTCCAAATCCCTTTGGGAAGCCACAGAACCATACCGCAAAGCACCCCCGGCGACCACCGCCAGTAGTACAAGCGACAAAAACAACAGTATCAGGGAAGCCTTCTCAAACGAGCGGCGCTGCCGCTTCTCCTCCTCCAACTCCCTCAACCCTACTCACCTCCACCATCAACAGTATCTTTCAAAAACTCAGGCACATCAGGAAGATGCATAGGCTCCACCTCGTCAGGAAGCCGGTCGTTAAACCGGCGCACCTCACGCCGCACACCCCACATATACTCTTCCAAAGCATCCACCTGAGCCGACAGCCGACGCAAACGCCTCCGAGATTTAGACGTGACCGCCTGAACAGAACCCAAAACAGTGGCCAACGCGGTACAGATAGAGGCCACCAGTGCAGGAGTAAACCACGACACCACAGCCCCCCCCCCCCCCAACATCACACCAACCGCCACCACAGCCTCAACACGGTTACACGCCGACAGCTATCCAATTCGCAACAGCGGGCACACCATTCGGTTTAGACCCGTCATTCGTGATAAACGCCAAACCAAAATCCTTGCTAGTAATATTGTAGGCTTTCACATCAATCTGCTGCGTGCCACCAGCCGCCGTCCCCATAGACACCACAACAACAGGCGGACTAGTAAACTGGCGATCAAACGGGATCGTGTAAGCATACATGTTAGATCCACCAAACATGATCGACTTCGAACCCGTCTCGATACGCGGAGACAACTGCACCCACTCGCCGGCATGATTAGCCCACACAGCCCCAGAAGGAACCATCACACGGTCACCCTCCACGGGGGTAGGGTCACAAGCCGCAGACTCGCCAAACGCCACCCTAGCCGCTATAGCACGCCTATCCAGCTGCTGCTGCAACCCGTTCGACGACAACACCAAAGTAGCCAACAACTGCTGATGGTACACGCCAGGCTCGGCACGCAACACGTCACGGGCACGCTCCGCACGACCCCCAGGAACAATCTCCAACTTTGCCGTGTTCTGCTCCCAATCCCGAGACAGGACAACATAGTCGTAGCGGGTCTCCCCAGGGCCCGGAAGCTGCCCTGTCACCGTCTCAACACTATTCGACGTGCACATCACCCCGTGAGCCCAAGCCTGCCCCGGCAAAACCTCACACAACACCGTGGCACCCTGAATCGTCGTGCCGACACGAAAATCGTCAGGCCCCTTAACCGACGGCATATTACCCATCAGACCAGACATTTGAGCCCAATCATACTCGGTCAACACACCATCAAAACCCTTGCACACAATACCCACAACAAACCCCCATCATTCTAGAATTTTTGCAAATCCCGCACACCCGCAGCCAAACCGGCAACACGCCGCGCTAGCAACGCCGACGGATTATCCTCATAATCCCCCGCAATAGGAGTCACCTTCGTCCAGCCATCACCAGGCGAATCACACTCCACATTAATCTGCCGCACAATCTCCGCAATAGGCCCCGAACCCACATCAACATAGATCAAATCCCCGGGCATCAGGCTGCCTGGCCCAAAACGCAACACATCCGACTCGGCCAACTCGATCTTAAAACCAGACGTAGCCTGTGATTCCGACAACACCTGCTCAGCCTCATCGTAGAGAGACACCTTCTCTGAATCAGTGTTACGGGCATCCTTAAACACCTCGACACGATCAAACCAGTCACCCTCGGCCATCGAATCAACATCCTCGCAAAACAGCCGATCC